GACAGCGGGTATATGAAAGAGACGGTGTACTACTAATGGGAAGAGCTAAAAAAGAAAGCACGAAGAAACGACATATGGCTAAGGGGGTAGAGACACCAGCTCCGTACAATACATTCGGTCAGTTGAGTAAGATTGGTGAAGGTGTTATGGTTGCGTTTACGCCTCAAGGTAAGAAGATGCGTAAGCAAGCTACTGGTCAGCTGAAGACTATGAAGCGAGCCTTTACAGATTCTTACAAGAAGGGCGAGGGTATAAAAAACGCTTATAAGAAGTCTGAAAGAGTGCGTAAGACAATTATTGGAGAGACTAAAGAGGCAAACGAGTATTACAGAAAGAATAAATAAGGAGGGTGATATGGGTGGAAGTCAAATTAAAGTACGAAAAGGAATGCGCGGAAAAGGCGGAAAGAAAAAATAATGGCTAATCGAGAGATAAGAGATGAACGTGAAGCAGAGGAAGTTCCAGAAGAGCTTACGCCTGAAACTCCACTGAACCCTCTTCTCCTTCAACTGTCTGATGACAAGCAGAAGGAATTGGTTGCCATTGTCATGGAAGACTATCGCAATGCAATGGAGGCGCGCTCAGCTACTGATTGGGGTACTGATCGCGCTGGCAAAGGCGTGGACTTCGATACCAAGTATGCTGACTTGGTGAACCTTTATGAAGGGGATGACGTTGTACGTCCGGAGCCTTGGATGTGTGGACGGAGCCTTAAGATTTCGCAGTCTATCGTAGAGATGTTGGTAGCTCGCCTGTTTCCTGCTGTGTGGAACGAAGACACCATTAAGTGGAAACCTGTAGAGTTCACGGACAAGAAGCGTACTGATGATGTGAATAAGATTATGAAATGGGTGTTCGTCTCATGGATGAAGATTCGTAAGGACATCCTAAGTTTACTGCGTACATGTATCAGTCTAGGGACTGTATACACAGAGCCGTACTGGTTTGTGAAGAAACGCGACCTAGGAGAAACGACCAGAGAGCCGCAGCTAGGACCTGAAGGGCAGCCTATGACAGATGAGATGGGGCAGGGCATGTACATCGAGTCTAAGATGCTGTCCATAGATGAGCGGCCGGCGATCCTTAATATTTCACTGACTGACATACTCACTCAACCAGGCGCTACAGATATACAGAAAGAACCTGTCATCAAGAGGGGTACTTTCTATTACCACGAGCTTGAGCAGGAGCAGACAGAAGGCGTAGTTCAGAACGTAACGGACAAGCTAAAGGAAGCGCTGGATACCACAATCATTAGCAAGTTTGGTTCTGAGCTTGAGAAGGCAGAGAAGATACAGGACCTGAATGCCAAACGTAGGAACTCAGTGGTGGAGTGCATCACTTGGTATGGTCCGTTCGATGCTAATGAAGACGGCTTCCCAGAAGAGATTGCGGTAAGAGTAGCTGTGAAGGATGAGATTTACCTTCAAGGCTTCCCTATATCTACCATCTCCCGTAAAGGGGAGAGGCCGTTGGTTCAGACCAACTTTGTAAACAGAATGTTCAAGCTATTAGGTATCGGAGTGTTGGAGCAGGTAAAGCCTCTGGCTGAGGAGATTGACGCTTGCTTCAGACAGCTGCAGGATGCTAACACTCTAGGTATCATGAAGTGGGGCTTCTACGATCCAAACAGTGATTATGATCCTGAAGAGCACGTGGCCAAGCCGCGAGCTATGTACCCAGTTACTAACCCACAGCAGAACGTTTATTTCCCGGACATGAACATACCAATAGAGCGTCTGATAAACGCTATTAGGCTATTGATGGAGTTCGTGGAGCGCTTGACCGCCGCGTCTTCCTACGTTATGGGAAAAGAATCCAATATCGTAGGAGGATCTGGGACAGCAACTCGAACTCAGGCTATCATGTCGTCAGCCGATGCGCGATTCAATCTGCCAGCAATGAATATGCGGGATGGTGTGGCTGAGGTGTGTACGCAGATATTCGATTTATGTTTCCTCAACATGCCTGAAGGGTTGGAGAAACGCATATTAGGTGAAGACCATGAACCAGTATTTGAAAGCGACCAAGCAATCAAGGAAGCTTTCTATACTCAGATGGATTGTTACCTTGAACCAAATGCTGCGTTTGGAGACGTTAATACCATGCGCGAGCTTGCTACTATTCTTTACGATAAGTTTGTACTTGGTGGCAATCCTCTTGTGGTAGGCTCCCCAAATACGCTGTACCACGCTTCAGCTGAAGTGTTCAAGGCGTATGGCGAGAATCCTACAGAGTGGATGGGACCGCCGCCGGTAAAGAAACCAACGCAAGACCCAGCAGAAGAGAACACTATGTTGAGGGAAGGGATGATGTTCTCACCTGAACCTCAAGAGAATCATTTGGAGCACATCATGGTGCACTCTCAGATTCTTCAGAGTCCAGAGATTGTAACCTGGCCGAAGGAGGCCGTTCAATATCTTACACAGCATATTGAGCAACATAATCAAATGATGACGCTAATAATGCAGTTCCAAGGACAAGGTCAACAGGGGGTGAGTGGTGGACAAGAAGGAAACGATACAAAGGCAACAGGATCTGAAGGAGCTGCGGGAAAACCCGGTGCTTCAGGAAGTGCTAAACCAGGTCAGGACACGAGTGCAAATCAAACGCAAGGAACAACGCTCGGCTCTGCTGCAGTCGGATAGCATGAAGGTATTCCGACTCGAGGGGGAAATAGCAGGTGTCGAAGAGACTTTGAGAATATACGACGCTCAAATGGCTGACAAAAAGGAGATTCCCACTATTAACTATTAAGTGGAGGTAAGTAATGGACCCGAAAGACGATGAAATAATTGACGACGATATTCAAGAAGACGACGATGCACTTATTCTTGAGGACGACGACGAAGATGAGGACGACGATTTAGAGGTTGATTTAGAAGAAGAGTCGGCGAAACAAGCGCGTGAAGAGAAAGAGCGTAACAAAGCTTTCGCTAGTATGCGCATCGAGAATAAGAAGTTGCAGGAGCAGTTAACAGAAGTACAGACACAGATTCAAGAGGTAGCTAAGCCGAAACCAGCTCCTGTTGATAATGGAATACCAAAGACGGATGCAGAGTGGGACGCTTTAGCAGAAAAGGATTGGAAGAAGGCAGTAGACCTTCGCAGCAACATGAACGCTAATCAGGTTGTGTCTCAGAATAAGCAGGCAGCTAAAGCTAATGAGACAATGGAATTATCTAAGGCGAAAGCGCTACAGCGACACCCAGAATTAAGTGACGATGATAGCGAGAAGAGTAAGATATTCTTAAGCATACTTAATAATAACCCAGACTACTTGAATAATCCTAAGGGCCCGATATATGCTATGCGGGATATGGAAGAACACATGGAGACGGTACTGGGGTATAAACATAGCGATATTGTATCCGCTGAGCGCACTGGCGCAAAACGCGAGAGTGAACGGCAACACCGGATTGTTCTTAACAAAGGGGGCGGCAAGAAGACTCCTGGCAATAAGAACACTGTTACGTTATCGAAGGATGAAGCGGAGTTCTGCAAGATTCAAGGACTAGACCCAAAGGAGTTCGCTAAAAACAAACAGAAACTTTCTAAATCCGGTAAAGAAGGAGTAACCATATGAGCCACACTAAAAAAGTAGAAAAAGATATTTTGACAGAATCGCCTGTAAAGGTGGCGGAGTCTTCGGCGGACCCGCGTACGATAGAAGTGTTGTCGACACAAGACTCAGCAGTGGCTGACCTTGTTAAGGAAGCCGCGCCAGCTATTGATGTTGAGCGCGCAATCGAGTCGATTAAGGAACACAAGCTACCGAACATTCTTGAATTGCCAGATGAGTGTAAAGCACTCTATAAGGTCAAGTATCGGTATCGTTGGCTATCGAAAGACAAAGACCTTGAATCAAAACTCCGTTCAAGCATATGGGTGCTTTGTACGAGAAATAATTCACCTTATATTAAACCACATCGCTTCAAATCCCATGGTGCTGTTGAGCAGTCAGGGATGTTACTAGCGTTTGCAGCCGAGGATGTCGCGAAGATTCGTGAGGAAGCTCCGGCAATCAAGAGTGCAAATCTAGTAAAGCATTACACGGAAGAGCTTGCTCGTTCGGGTAGTGTAGAGAAGGGTGGGTTTTACAAGCCAGAATCGGCTGATGAAGGTGAATCGGACGAAGGTTTGGAGATGGACTAAATTAAAACTAAGGAGTAGAAATGGCTAACATCAATTTCCCACGCGGTTTAGAGCCGTATGGTAATCTCCTTTGTGTGACGGAATATACTCTGTCCTCAGCTTATGCACAGGATCTCTTTATTGGTGATCCAGTTGAGCTTGACGCTACTGGCCGCAATGTTGTTATTTGTACGGCTGGTACCGGCAATCCTATTACTGGAAGCATCACAGCTATCTATGATAGTAATAAAGTTCCTTTGAATTACTGGGACAGTGGGCATGCAGGAATCGGTTACGTTCAAGTAGCTGATGACCCAAAGCAGTTGTACGTTGCACAGGGTGATGGTGACACCACTATTCTTACAGTCATTGATTCTAATGGTAACGTTAATCTTATTGGCGGAACCGGAAGCACGGTCAACTACAGAAGTGGTTGGCAGATTGATGATTCGGATACTGGTGGAGGAACAGCTGGCGATCAAATTCGTTTGATTCGTCCGGTTGAGAGGGTGGATAACGAAGTCGGCTTAGCATACTGCGACTGGTTATTCCAAATTAACAATCATACGCAATCCGTCGGTATTGTCGGCGTAGGCGTTTAAAGGAGATAACCAATGAATAGATCACAATTCAGCAAATCAGTAGTACCTGGTTTGTTCTCCTTTATGTCTACCTCTTTTAAAGAGCGTGCACCTTTTTATTCTAAGGTGTCCACGATGAAGACATCCAGGAGAGCATATGAGGAATCTGCATACTATGCAGCCTTGGGCCTTTTGCCCGAGAAACCCGAGGGTGAAGCTATCAAATATGATGACTTCATTCAAGGACCGACCAAACGCTGGGTGCACAATACCTACGCTTTGGGCGTGAGAATCACCGAAGAGATGATCGAAGACTCGTTGTATCCTGACATTCCTACGGAAATGTCTGATATGACAAAAGAGCTCGGTAGATCAGCTCGGGAAACCATTGAGATCCTTGTGCATGACGCATACAATGGTACATCTAAAACCGCTGGTGACGGCCTTGCTATCTTTAGCAACAGCCACACTAAGTTAGGTGGTGGAACGTGGTCTAACTTGTTGACTCCTGCTGCTGACTTAGCTGCCGCTTCTTTGCGTCAAGCTATTCAGAATCTTGAGAATACAACGGACGACCGTAGTAAGCAGCAGGTCCTTCGACCGCAGACCATTATGGTGGCTCCTGCAGGAGAATGGAAATGCCGTGAGTTATTAAATTCAGGCTATGACCCGGAAAGCGCAAACAACGCGATCAATCCTCTTCAAAGTCGTAATCTTACCATGCTTGTCAACCCGTATCTTACGGATGACGATGCTTGGTATTTGATGACCGAGAAGAATCCGTTGCTCACGTTTATGCGTAGAAAAGTAAAGTTCGCTAAAGATGGCGACTTCGAGACTGGCGATGCGAAATTCAAAACTTCGTTCCGTATCAGTTCAGAGGTTAACTATCCGATGGGTCTTTACAAATCTGCCGGAGCGTAGTTAATATAGGTCGAGGGGTTTAGCGTGCTGCTTTCCCCTCGACCATCTGTCCTTGTTTGGTAAGCCGCGGTTAGATTCCGTGGGGCAGGAAGGAGTAAGACATGGGTTTGACAGTATTTCCTAATGGAGTTAGTACAGACAACGACGG